TTATCAAGGGGGTTCTTACACAATTCATCAAGAGAAACGTTAGATCCACAGTCACATTCAGGAAAAAGAACATCAACGGGGACCTCCTCTTCAAAATATGCCACCAATCTGACAGCCCTCACCATAGGGTTGCTCACATACAGGTAATCGTTACTTATCCAATAATATTCCTCCTTCTTTACGAAAGGAAGCTTCAAAAGATTGGCATACCTGTTTGCTGTTACCTCCTTCAGCTTCTTACCTTTTCCTCCCATAGCGTTCACTGAGTACACTCCCTGTATAACATACTGATAGATGCCTTCAGCTATTCCCGGGATTTTGTGGCAGCTTCTTGCAACATTACAAGGATCTACATAGTCACAGCACTCTGATACAGGTACAGACTTCATCTCAAGGCAAGGTATTGTCGTGAATATGGTGTCAGTGGCCCAGAGTCTGCGAAGGTTGGTTTCTCTCTTAATGAGAAGAAGGGCATTATTCTTCAATTCAGAGAATATAACACGGTCTGTTATTAAACTGTCAGTAGACAACAATTTATGCATCCCACGCACATCGCTTACTAATTTCCTGCCTGTAGACATATTAAACTTATATTATTGTAAAGATATGCATATATTTTGAAAAATCAATTGGTTATACTAAAACTCCCGAAGGATACAAGACCCTTCGGGAGAGCCCAGCCAAACCAACAAACACAGAGCTTTTAGCTTACGATCTTTATCTCTCCTTTAAGAGAGCATGGAGGAGTTGGCTTTTTAAACCAACTCCTTATCCATTTTATAAACTTCTTTATCAGTCCTATCATTCTACTTTAATTAAGTACAAGGAGTAAACTGTTTTACAGGATCATCACCAGCATCAAGTCTAAAATAACCTTCTGGTAAACCAACACCTGTTGAGGAATAAGCCCAATATGTAGAGCCACTACTTGAGTAGAGTAAATTTGCACCTAATTCATCAGTATATACCATATCACTAATGGCAGGATAAGGATGAGAAGTACCATTGTGCCAAGCATCCATCCATATAATAGTATCGTCTGTACAAATGCTTTCTGTAGTCACATAACTATCATAACTCATGTAAAAATGAGTAAGTTGGTCACAATAAAACGTGTGTTCTCCGCATCCAGAAGTTGCTACAGCTCTTACTGTTTCTGTACCTGAAGGAGCATCAACAGTATAACCGACTTCTAATTGATTGAGGGTTACTCCAGTATCGAAAGGAGATAGAGAATCATTAGAGTATAAATCGAATGGACCAGTTACATTACCCTCTGTGTTAGTGATTGTTATTCTTACATTCATAATTGTTATTGTTAAAATTATTAATTTATTTCTTCTTCACATATCATAGTACCTTCAATTGAACAGTTCATTCATCTGAAGTAGTAGTAGTAGTAGTAGTGCTACTACTTGTGCTTGTTGTAGAACTCGTAGAACTTGTTGTTGTACTAGTGCTAGTAGTTGTAATTTCTTCTTCACATATCATAGTACCTTCAATTGAGCAAGTAGTTGTAGTGGTAGTAGTTGTAATTTCTTCTTCACATATCATAGTACCTTCAATTGAACATACTGTAGTAGTGGTAGTAGTTGTAATTTCTTCTTCACATATCATAGTACCTTCAATTGAACATACTTCATCTGAAGTAGTAGTAGTAGTGGTAGTACTGCTACTTGTACTTGTTGAAGTAGTGCTCGTTGATGTGCTACTTGTTGAAGTAGTGCTCGTTGATGTGCTACTTGTTGAAGTAGTGCTCGTTGATGTGCTACTTGTTGATGTACTACTTGTTGAAGTAGTACTTGTTGATGTACTACTTGTTGAAGTAGTTGTATCGTAAGCTGGAATTATGCTCATTTCATAGTCGTCGCATACACCAGGAGTACTACAGTCATATTCGACACTTCGTATTATTATGCTTGTTGTATCATTAGGTACATCGTACACCCTACTTACAGAAAAATAACCAGGATCTACACAACTGGCATCATCCGGTCCAGTAGGTATTATACCACTAGGCATGGCAATTACATTAATCTTTGGACCAACTGCACTACCCATCGAATTTATTATTACTCTTACTAACATATCTATTGATTTTTAATTACCATCCTATCTGAACTGCATGACCATCAATACTACAATCCATTATAGTAGTACTGGTAGTAGTAGTACTTGAACTGGTTGTACTGGTAGTAGTAGGAATAAGGAGAGCCTGCAATTCGCATATCTTCTCCTCTATTTTCTGCAACACTACCGTCAATGTATCACATTCATCAATCTCCGTGCAAGGAAGATTTGTACCATTATAAGCAAAATCGTCAGTCCTTCTTCCTATGATGTGGCAAGGATCTGCACAAGGATCTGCATAGCAGGGACTTGCACAAGGTTCACGACAACATGAAGGTGGTGTACATGCAGGCACTGGTGTACAGCATGGATTGACAGGCAAGTAATATGGCCAAGTTGGACTCATTTTCAACAGTTTAAGTGGGGTTCACTTCACAAGTTGTAACTGAAACAACTACACCGTCCACAATTTCGCATATGTATCTTATATGCGAACACGAGTAAGTACTTCCTACCTGAAGACGTATCATGTAAACACCATCAGCAACTACATTAGTACTATCATCAGCATATAAATATGCTATTTCATCTCCTGATGGAGGAAAGTTTGTTATTTGTCCCCATGCTCCTGAAGAAGATATAGTATTTGAAGATGCACATTGAACAGTCAAAGCATTACATGCAGCAACAGGCGTCAATTCACTTATATTAACTGTTATACCGTTAGCATAGGTTACATTAGTGGTATAAGATACATTAACCACGTCTTCAGGCCTATGAAAAACTGTAGTGGTAGTAGTTATAGTTTGCTGTATTTCACATATAGCAGCCTCTATCTTCTGTATAGCAGAAGTCAGAGTATCGCAATTCTCAATACCTATACAGGGCAGCGGAGGACCTGAATAACTGATATCATCTGACGTTATATTACCTAACATGGCTTTAAATAGAGTTTTAAAATAATCTGTGATTTTCATGGTCAAGAAGGTTTATACATTATATAGTAAACTTCACCAGATGAAAGAGCTGGAGTTCCGTTATTCCCGTTGCATATGTATATATTCTCCCACTTGCCAATTCCTGCGCCATTGAATGAAAACATGGAGAAATCATCACTATGAAAACGAACAACCTCATAAGGAACCATCCTATTACAATACTTGGCATATTCACCATCCAGCAGATAGTCAGTAATAAGCTCCAATACTCTTGATAAGGAATCATTGGTTTCTATCCCCAACTCAGGAATGTTCTCTCCTGTATATTTTATGCACTGGTCTGATGTAACATCCACACATCCAGTGAAACAACCTCCACAACTCATTGTTTGAATATTAAAAGTTTAACCTTCGCAGCAATCATGTTTATAGTATAATTGCTCAGATACACAGGATTGACATACTTATGGAGCAATATTCTCCTGTAGTTCAAGAGACTAATGATTGCTTCCGAATTAATTGGCTGGTTCAACATCAACGTAATATTGTTGTACATATTGACAGCCAAATCCGCAAGTTTGCAATCAATGTCATCCATCAGAGATTGAATGTCTGCACATTCGCCACAATCCGTTAATCTTGTGTATAACATCTTACTTACCTCTTACAGGTTCATTCTTAGAAGCAGGTGCAGCAGGAGCAGTTTCCTTAGCTCTACAACTCGCACATTTTCCATTCTTTATCTGACATGCAGGAAATGTACCATGACACACGCTGCATACTGTTGGTTTACACGACATCCTTTTGATATTTATATTTAAAAAAATACTTTTTAATTCTAGGTTCACGATTTTGTAATCGCCTATCTATGTATTCTCTCGACACATTTAATTGTCTGCTAGCACTTAATACAGAATCGTACTCACATAAAAATTCACCATTTGAATCTAAACAAACAATAGGATTCTTAGGATGATATTTTGCATGTTTTCGTATATATGGTTTAAAATCATCACTGTACTTAAATATGAAATTTACAGCGTTACTTATTTTCCCCATACAGCACTTATAAACACACTTAGTATTGTATTTTCGTTCTGCTTCTCTGAGTCCAGATATTTCTTCTATAAAATTCATATTAATATCGTATACAGATATTTTCCTATGTCTAGGATGTTTATAGCCAATTAAGGCAGGACCAGTTTCTCCTCCATCAGCATATTTGCATATATTATAAGTAGTAGGCTTATCAATATTATCTAGATAAGATTGTTCTAAATCTTTTAGTTGCTTTCTACTATGAAAAGTAACTTCTTCAACTATCTCAAATTTAAAACTTTCTTCTCCATACTTATTCCACGCATTTTGGAGATAGGTATTATAATGTTTATTCTTATTAAGTTTATTTCTATGCTGTGTAAACCTCGTATCTATATTTTTAGAACTACCAATATAAAATTTACCAGTAGTTACATTCAGTATTTTATAGATACCAGATCTCATTATTGAAAGTTTATTAAATAATTATTGCCGGAACAGCCACAGCCTCCGGTCTTCATATTTTCAAGCATATACCAGGCCTGAGCATATAGTTTCTCAGCCTGTACGTTAGCGCAATTATTAGCCGCAGCAATAGCTCCCTGTATGAAGAAATATATCGTGTTAAGCTCCACCATAGACTGCTTCTTGATGGCCTTGTCACACTCCATCATATCAAGTTGCATGAAAACGCTGTCAAAAAGCTCCATTATCTTTTCCACCCTCATTATACTCTTCTCCACATAATATGTATATGCAGGATTGTTAGTATACCTTATATGGTAGATGCCATCGGGAAGAGCAACATAATTGGTGTCCTCAGTCAAGCCGAAGTCAGTGGAATTATAGACATTGGCTTCAGCAGGTACGAATGCTCCTGAATATGTGGAAAATCCAGGAATATTAATCTCTATCCAGGGAGTATTGGGGGCAGGAGGGTTAGTCGGGTAGGTTGAATTATCTACCACGGCAATATTGTACTTATTATAGGTAGGAAGTACTACTATATCTAAACTTAAATCTGCCATCCTCTTAAATAAAAAGAGCCAGAGGATTTGATTCCTCTTCCCCTGGCTCATTTATCAATTTATTCAATTATATACTAACTTCCACTAGTTGTAGTCGTAGTGGTAGTCGGAGCAGCAGTAGTGGTAGTGGTAGTCGGAGCAGCAGTAGTGGTACTGGTGGTAGTGATACACACGTTATCAGCAGTTACTGTACCAAGAGCAGTTTCAAGAGCGGTTTCAAGAGCCGCACTGAAAGCACTTCCTGCTTCAGCAGCAATTATCACCATGCTGTCTCTGGGAACATAGTCTCCCCAGTTGTA